ATTCTTGTGCTTTTTCTTTAGGTTTCATAACTGTGCTATTTGTTCTTCCGTTAATATATAATCGTTAATCAATTTATCCTTGTCAAATTTACCGCTTTTAATGGCTTCTAATGCCTTTGTAAATCTTTCTTGGTTAATCGGTTGCTTTTGTTTGATAAGTTGTGTGGGTTTTACCCTAATACCTCCAACTTGCTTACCTAACATTTTAACTGATTCATCAAAACTTAATTCGATTTGTACTCCAATCCAGTTACCGATGTTACGTGATTTAACAGACGTTAATGACTTCTGCAATTTAACAACTGCTGCGATTGTCTTTCGATTGATAGAGTTAATTACCATTGGCTTAACTTCCTCTTCAAATTCAAGAAAATAACCATCTGTTTTATTACCGGACACATCTACATTTTTTGCGTAATAAGCATCTTTGATTGTCAATACGCATTGACCTAATTCATTCACGATTGTTTCAACATCAATACCTGCAATGTGTGTTGACTTGCGGTACTTCATACAATCGATTTCGTGTTCTTTGTTCATACTTTTATTTTTTAAAGTTATACAATCCAAGTAACAAGCGGTCGGAATGGACTTGTTAACTTGGATTGTTTATCTAATTAATATTTTGGATTTGGTTTCCGACCTTTATCCGATATGCAAATATAATACTTTTTATTTAATCTAACACAATTCTATATAATTTATTTCATTGTTTCGTAAGATTAAACCTAATTTATAAAAACAGTCATCTTTTGCTATCTCTATTGCTTGCTCTTCACTTACTGCAAATGTTTCAATGAAATATGTTTGCTTGTATGTTATTCTATATCGTCTCATAATAAAAATAGTTGTTTTTCAATTATTTTATCTCCTTTACTTATGTTGTCAAATGCCCAAAGAGGCTGTAAATTTGTGTAGTGAAATAATTTAATTAGTTCATCTTCTGTTTTGGCAGATGCACATGGTATTATATGGTCGATATGCCACTCACCATGATTTGCCCAAGTCATTCCTTTTGTAAATTGTTTTTCTAAATGTGCCTTTGCAGTATGTAAATTACACCCTAACATATCAAGAGTAGTTTTTGATTTAATATAATTTTTATTTTTAATAGCACTACACATCCTAATTCTTAAATTATATTTTAATTTAAATAATGGGTCTGTTTGTTTTTTGTTTTTATAATAAATACTGCGCTTTTCTTTATTGTTTTTTTGATATTGTTTTTGGTATTCTTTTATTTTTTCTTTATTTTCTTCACAATATTGTTTCCTTTTTTGTTTATTATTTTCATGATATTGTTTTCTTGTTTCTTTTAATTTTTCTTTATTGTTTTCACGATATTCTTTTATTTTTTCTTTATTATTTTCACTATATTGTTTCTTTTTTTCTTTATTATTTTCATAGTATTGTTTTTGTTGTTTATTAATTTTTTCTTTATTTTTCTGATACCATTCTTGTTGATATTCTTTTACTTCTTCCTCTGTCATTATCCGTTAATTTTACTCGTTAAACTTCTTGTTAATTTATCCACCTTAATTTCAAGTTCCATTATCTGAATTTGGTATGGGTCAGCTATTTCTTGTTTATAGATTTTAAGATACTCTTCTTTGCTTATTGACTCAATACCCTCATTATCGTTTTTAAATGCGTCTAACTCGCTTAAAAGTGCCTTATTTTGCATTGTAAGTTGTGCGTTTACATTCTCTGCCTGTCTTAATATATCTTTAAAGTTTAAAAAGACTTGTTTTATATCGTAAACATTGCGGTCAAATTCCATCGCAGCCAATAAAGATTCACGATTTCCTTGCTTAATCTTCTGCGATATGAATTTATACTTCAATTCACTTAAGAATGTATCAGATAAATTAATCTTTGTGTCAATGCTACTATTCCAATATGCTATTTTTTCCATACTTTTTTATTATTTAAAATGGTACAACTTCTATTATCGAATCTCGGTTAAACAAATCCTCCCTATCAAAATTCTCGTTTACTTTTATCGCACTTTCAACATTCATTTCTTTGTGCTTTATGTTTAAATCTCCACGATTTGAGTAAATTTCACCTCCAGTTATTGACTTAACGTAATACCGATATGAGCGTAAATTTAAGAAAAATTTATAAACGCCGTTCTTACTCGTCCCTTTTGGTTTTGTTTTAGCTATTCTAACATGCAATTCGTTATCAGTTGCATATTCGCTATTGAAAGTTAGAAAGTTTACGGGTGGTCTCCAAAAGATAAGCATTGACATTCCTTTACGAAACCAAACTTGTCCACCGGCAAAGTCTCTTGCAGTCGGCATTGGATAATAGTAATCGCCATCCTTTATCTTTTCTGCCTTTTGGTCTCTAACGTGTGTAATTACGCAATGATGGCGATTGGTTGCCTTTGCATTTTTACGCACCATTCCTAAAACCCTGCTTAAATATCTGTCTTCTCGTCCTAAATCAACTGGTAAATAGTCCTCTTTTAATTCATTCCAAGGGTCTACAGTAGTTGTTTGAATGCTCACGTTATTATCCTTTTCAAACTTATCTACCATCTTGTAAAAGTCATCTATTGTTATGTCTGCTTGGTCATCTACTATAAAAAAATGCTTTTCAACAAATGTTTCAGCTAACAATTTCTCGGATGCACTCATCATATTTGTGTTTTTTACATAAGGTTTCCCTACAAATTTGTGCATTATTTCGGAATAAACATCAATATGCGAACCAGTTTCAGGAGAATAGATTACGTGCTTCCATCCGTGTAGGCAAGAAAGGTTAATTAGCATCTCAAACCAAAACTCACTCTTACCTGAAGCTGGAGCGCCTGCTAAATATGTTGTGCTTCCAAGTCGAATCGTGTATGGAAAAGCATCCCAATTCCAACCAACACTCTTACCCATCTCAATTCCATCGGTGTAAAGGTTGTTTAGTTCTTGAGATACATCTGATAGTTTCTTAATCATGGTCGTGTATTGTATAAGTTCCTACTATGCCTTTGCGCTCGGTTGTTAATTCCGTCCCATACAAGTCAATTGTTTTAGGTCTTGAAAAGTATTCAATAGTACAATGCTTGTAATCGTTATCTCTATGGAAAGCATCTTTTTTGCAGTTAAGCATTGCAGTATGTATGTGCGTTTTTGTATAACCTTGCTTAAGTAAAGTTTTATACTTCTTTTTTACCGCATCAGATACCACTGCAAATTTCCTTTCGAAGATTTTATTAATTGTTTCAAGTAAAATAGAAAAATCAATATCGCCAACTTTAGTTGGTGTATGTATATTATGTATAACATTATCATTAACATTAACATTAACAGTTGATTCCGTTGCAACGGATTTAACGTTTGTTGATTCCGTTAGTACGTTGTTCAACGTTCGTTGCTTTTTTAATTTTCTTGATTCTGCACTCTTTTTTCCAGCTATAGACCATTGTTCACGCTTATCTTCGTACTTTTCTAAATCACGTTTTAACTGTTTTTTAATTGGAATAAATGCAACTTTAACAAGTGAATCTTCTGTATCAGGATTTTTATCATTCACATACTTTAATATATGTTTAATTAATTTACCTGCAATTTCATCTGTTAATTCATCAAACAATTCTTCATAATCCGCATAAAGAAGAAATCCTTTTTTGTCTTCTGCCATAATTTAAATGTATTAAAAAAGCCAATACCAACAAGGTGCGTGAGAAAACCTTGTGATACTGACTTTAAATTAAAATTTCTTATGAAGTTCTCACGCTTCGAATTGCAAATATAATAAAATTATTCTAATAAAAATCTATTTCAATAAATTCTTCACCTTTTTTTGTTTTTTCTTTATGTAAAACCAAGTAAATTAAATCCCTATCGTTTACATTATACTTCTTTTGTAGTAAATCCAGCACTAACTTTGTAGGATTGTCAATGTCGCTCATCATGTTGCTAAATCCGTACGTTATTTTCAAGCGTTTAAATTCCTTTATTTCAATATCCGGAAGTAATCTCAATACCTGAATCTCGTATTTCTTGTATTCAGGTGACTTATATCGCTTACCTTGCCACGCTTTGTTAACTGATAAAGGCTTTATTTTTAGATTTATAATCATTATCCTAATATTAAACTTTCGTTCAAATCAAAATATTCGATATCATTCTCCACCTTATCCAATACCTTCAATTGAATTTCTCGCAGTTCTTTAACATTAGCACAATTAATTACCGCATATTCCAACCAACTTAATGGCTGCTTTTTTTCTCCGAATATAAAACAATCGTTTAACTGGTCTGCAATTTCTTTTGTGTACATCAAAAACAATTCGTCTTCCTTAAAATTTTGATATGTTTTAATATAATGCAATACACTACAATGCTCTTTACCGCCCAAATAAGAGCCTATTTTCTCCAAACTGAATAAAGTATTCTTTCTTAGAAATACTGCGGCGTACATTCGTTTGTAGACCATATCTCTTTTGCGTGTGATTTCGCAAACTCCGGATGCTTTTATAACGGATAATGTTTTTTCAATGTCTATTTGTTTCATATTGTTTCTTCTTTAGTAATTTCTTCCCATTGTAATTCCAACCATTGCAAAAATGCTCGTTGTATTTGATTCTGTTGGTCAAATATTTCCATATTACCAACATCCATAAAATGCTTATCTAATCTTCGTATTGCCTTTATTGCTTCGTTCTGCAATTGTTTTGCTTTAAATCTGAATGGAAAGTCCTCCAGTTTATCAGCACACGTTGGTAAGATAGATGTAATTGATGTTAAGTAGAATTCTTCTTTAGTCATATCTCGTCTTTAATATTGTATAAAAATTGTAATATTCCTCTAAATGTCCACGTTGCTAATATGTTGTTTTCGTATGTTGTAGTTATTTTTTCATCCCAAATAGGTAACTCTTTTCTATTTTCTATTTTGTTTTGAAGATAATTGTATAAAATATCTCTCGCTAATTCTTTTGTCATAACTTTTCAATTTCTCGTTTGACTTCTTGCCAGTATTCTATTGTATGATAAAGTGATTTAAGTTCTTTAATTATTTCATCCACCGCAATCAATGCACATTGTTTACCCGCTATCCATCTTCTGTCTGTTTCATATGTTTGTTTTCTTATACAAACAAGCTCATTATCATTTATTATTTTATTGTATTTTCCATACAATTCTACCGCTTTCCATTTTGCTGTCATTTTATATTCTTTTACGTATAAATTATTTGATATCAACGATATTATATTCTTTTAAATATAATTCTATCACTCTAACTGTCTTCTGTAAGTCCTCCTGAAATTGTCCTTTCTTGCGGCATCGAACAATCCGTTTAATTATGTCAAATTCCCAAGGATTAAGTTCATTTTGTTTTGCGAATAGATACAAGCTGCCGTTTGAATTGTCGTAGTGAGTATCTTTATTTTCTTTGTACCCATCCTTTAAACTCATATAGCTTTCAGCTCTTTGTTTTGCTTCTAATTTATTATACATTTCTTCTATTTGTTTTGCTGATTTTCTAAAATCTTTCATTAATCTAAGTTTAGATTATAGTTACTTAATATATGCCTAAGATATTTCCTTACCGCTTCAGCAACTACTATCTCTTGTTCACTTGCTAATGTTACATGAGGAAGTAAACTTGAACCGTATTTTGTTACTTTCCTCAACTCTTGGTCTAATTCCCACATGGCATTTTTCCATTTGTAGCCATCCAATGCAACTTGGATCTCTTCTTGTTCTTCGTTTCCGTCGTATTCAATCGTTACTTTCATTTCTTTTCTTTTTTAACTTCCCAATACATATTACATTTACCATCTTTAATTATTGCCTTCATCCAACTTTGCCAATACTCGCTTGAAGGAGCTGTAAATCTGTAGCAAGATTCTTTTAACTTGCAATCTTTACCGGTGCATTTTGCTATATCCGCCATTTTATTGTTACTTTTTAAAATTAGATTCATAACTCATTCCGTACCATTCATCAACTCCATTCAACGACATTTGCTTCTTGCCATTCGGATATATCGTTTTTGCTATTTTAAGCGTGTTTAATGGTACATAAGTGTTTTCAAGTGTACTTGGTTTAACATCCTTGTTTAACCATGCTGAAATTGCTTTTAAATTCATGTTGTTTTTTTTAAGAGTTAAAATTATAGGGGAATTTCACCCCTTGTTTTGTTAAATATTATTTTTTAACATTAATCCATTCAATTGATTTTTTTTGTTGATTTATTAATTTTGTATAAAATTTTATTTTTTTATCAATATTTATTCTAAATTTATTTTTTTTATTATTCGTTCTATATTTATGCTCTGCATTATAAACCAATTGTGAATTAGCTTCTTCAATTTCAGATATCTTGTGTAATATTTTTTGATTTAAAATATCAATTAATTCTTCATTTGTTCTGGTTTTTATAATATTTTTATATCCATTGATAACATCCGATGCAGAATATTCTCTTTCAATACCATAATCAATAATTATAATTTTTTCGTCTTCGAATTTTTTAAATAATACTGAATTGCCTATTTTAGAATATTCATTATATCCAACTGAAAGATATAATATTAAATTATTTTTCTGTGTATTATTTAACTCTGATAAATTCATAATCTTTATTTTTAAATTTTCTGTGCCTTATTGACCTTACAAAGATATGTATAATGTTTATATCTACAATACTTTTAAACAAATTATTTTCATTTATTTTCACTTTGTCAATGTTTACAAGGGTTATATACGCAAAAAAAAAATGCCTACTAAATCAATAGTAAGCATTATTTGAGGAAAAAAGTATGAAAAATCCCCTCTATATTATAATTCCATTAGTTCATTTATGCAAGTTTTGCCTCCTATTATGATTGCACATCCTATAATCGGCTTCTTACCTGCCTTTGCATAAGCCATTGCATAGGATTCGTGGTCTATTCCGCAACCTACTTGCGCACCAAATACTTTAAAGTTAGCACCGGCAAACCATTGCGTGTAGCATTGCGTATGAAGATGACCTTGTACTGTTGACATCATATCCGCACGACATTTAGCAGATGCAGTACCCGCTTCTCCATGTATGTACTGCACATTGTCTATTATCACACGCTCGGTAAAGTTCCAATTAGGAGTTTCAAGAACTTCTTTATAGGCTTTAATCCATCTACTCGGAATCGCTCCAGTTTGCGCCTTACGCATAATTAACCTATCGTGATTACCGATAGTCACATCTGCTATTGGAAATGCTTTATACCATTCTGAAATCTTTGAAATAGCTAAGTCTAATTCTTGCCCGCCAGACATTCCGTTAACATCTGTTTCGTGATAACTTGAATAGTGATTATCTATTACATCTCCAATAAATACAACTTTATTACAATTGTGCTTCTTGTACATCTCAATACAAAACTCCAAATATCCATCCAAGCAAAATGGCTCGTGTAAATCACCAATACACAAAACTCGTGTTTCATTTGAATTACGGAATTCTTGTATTAGTTTATTTTCTAGTTCGGTTAGTCTTGGTCTATATTGCATATTAAAATTCCTTTAAGATTACAATTGATAAACTACGCTTATCCATAAATTTAAGCCAATCCAAAAACTGCTTTTCAACATTCCTAACTAAACAAGCTGTTGACCAACCACCAATAACTGTACTTGCTGCACCTGCTCTGTGACAATTTGCTCCAATTATATCTATATATTCCTTACCGATTTCTTCTGCTGAATTATCCTTGTCGTTATCTCTAAAGTACGGAAATCCTTTAGCTTGTCGATATGCAGGTTTTCCTTTATGTAATCCGTAGCTATGTGAGTTATAAACTATCCAATCTGATTTCAATACTGCGCAACCAAGTCCATTATATTCTGCAAACTTTTTTAATCCAACTGCTCCGGCATTAGATGTGCCTGAACAAACCATTTTGAATTTAGGCTCTTGTGCAGGAAAACAATCGAATGAATAAACTTTATCGTCGAATCTATCAAACTCATCTTCATCTGAACGTACCCATACATCTAAAACTCCACTTTTAGGAAATCCTTTAAAGTTAGGTAGATTTGCAACCCTCGCAAGTAGCTGTAAATCGGTATATTCTCTTACGTTGCCCATACATTTTTGTTATTATTTAAATATTTTATAACCTAAAAATACTAAAACAATTCCACATATAACAATAATATTCCAATTAACACCTTTCTCGTTTTTCTTTTGTCTTAAATCTACCTTATACTTTACCTTTGTTTTATAGCGTAATAATTCGATTGTGTCCCTTACTTTGCGCCATTCAATCTTTGTTTCATAACGAGTTTTTGGTATATAAACCGAATTAGTTTGTACAATTGTATCGTATTTTGTTATGTAATACGTTTTTTCGCCATTGATAATAACTGAATCTATCTTATTTATTGTAATAGTATCATTTACTAATGTGCATTTAAAGCCTTTCTGCGTTGCTTTCTTATAATGATATGAAGCAGTACATCCTGAAAGCAAAAACATAGCGTAAATGCTAACTAATAACGTAAAACACCACGTTAGAAACTGTATATAATTAAACCGCATCTTTATCTATTTTTTTATTATATACATTTAAGCCTATTGCTGTGCCAGAATACGCAAGAAATCCCCAAAATACAAATTCCTTTACTTCAAAAACAAGCCAAAACATAGGAATAAAAGCGTAAATTACTGCAAAGTGAAACGAAATGAATGCGGCTATTCGCTTCATTTCATATTTACCTTTAGGCTTTAAAGTATCTCTTACGATTTGCATACTTGTATTTTTTATCTTGTAGAATAGCGAAGTATTGGATTGGTGTTTCATATTGCTTATGTGTTTTATCAAAATGTATTGCTTGTGCTGAATCTTCTAAACAATCGTATAACCGCCCTTCGATTTCGTTTACCTTCATATTTGTAACAATAAGCCACAAAAATAAAACACCCGTTGCACCATGTTTTTTTATCAGTTCAAAAGAAGATTCTGTCATACTATAAGCGTTGTAATTAGATTTCCTGCGTTGTTAATTGATACTAAATATTGTTTTGTTAAATCAGGTGTGCGCATTACGATTCCATCAAGGTAGTTTTTAGGCTTCCAAATTCCGCCGGTTAAAGCAAGTACATTTCCATCTGTTGCGCCAGTAGTATCAACATCATGTAATTCACCAAGTTCATATCCATTAACAATTGAATACAAAATTTGTCCGGTAGTTGCAGAAGTCTCTAAAACCTTACCAATTGAGACCATATTATTCGGTGCAATAGGCTTAATATTTGTCACATATCCTGCAGTAATTGGTGACAAATAAAGGTCATCTCCAATAGCTAAAGTAACTGTTGTAAATGGATTCGTAGCCGTTGTACGTGTATCTAATAAGGTCAATAAACCATTTGACAGTACATTACCATTTGCGTTGTTTGCAATGTCAGCAGTTACAACACCTAATGTTTTGGAACTTGTTATTTCACTATCAGCCTTAGCTTTAGAAATCAATGCTTTTCCACCAGATGTTCCGGATATGTATACAATTGTTCCTTTATATATTGTCGCTCCGGTTTGGTTTCTTACTGCAACGGCAGTTTTTGCAACGGCATTTAAAACCTCGTCACCAGTAATGGATTTAGTTTCGTATAAACCGCCACCAATATCCTCTGAAACAACAAGCAAATCCGTTGCTATCAGATTACTTCCTTTAGGTGTTAAATCACTTATCTTTACTTCTGCCATTGTCTATTTTTTTTAGGTAGACTTTCAACTTTTGAATGTCTTTAATTTTCGGTTTTGTTAATTTCAAAATGGTAAAGGATTTACTTTCGGTACAAAAATTATCATTTCTAAATCTTGCAACCATATAAAAGTTGGATTTTGATTCTGCTCAATTTCTTCTATTGAAATAATCCAATTATCGTTATCGTCTTGGATAGGATTGAAATAGCTATCCTCATCAAACAATTGACCTACTAATAAGTCCTTTTGTTCGATTGTCAAAAGACCTACATATATAGCCTTTTCTTCGGTTGTTAAATCTGTTATTTTCATATCTTATACATTTCTTGATAATGTTGTTTGGAAGGTTTGTACGGCAGTGTATAAATTAGCTTGTTCAGTTGGGCTAAATCCATCTGCCATAAATGCTAATCTAAATTGATTTATTGACCATGCACCATAAGGTGTGTTAACCCCAAAACTCATTGTGCCTAAATAAATTTGATTATCAGAAAGTATAGTCCCACCACTATTTGCTGTTCCTAAATTTGTTGAATTTTTATACAATTTTGTAGTTGTTGAATCTGTTCTGCTTGCCATTAATAAACCTGAATCACCAACAAGAGGATAAGTAATGGCGTTATAATTTAAACGAGCGCCTAAAAAAGTAGAGCTATTAAATAAGACAGACATAGTTGTACCGTAAGCACCCATTAAAGTTCTTTCGGTTGCATTGCTTACATTTCCTGAATAAGCACCAATTGAGTTACTGTTTACAGTTTGTGTTAAACTTGGTGTTAAAAATGTATTCGCCCAAGAATTAACTCCATTTGGCAATGCGCCTGTCGAAGAATGTACCCATCCTCCGTTGAAAACTAATCTAAATGCTGCATTTGTGTCTAATGGATTTTTAAGGTTAAATTTATGCTGACTTGCCGTTCCACCAACGAATGGATAGATTGCTTTCATTTTAGTCCATATGCCATAACCTTTTAAGTCAACAACAAGTGTTTCAATTGCTCTCTTTTGTGTGGCATCAGTAATCGCAGCAGCTGAAATAAAAGCAAGTGCATCTGCGTCTCCAGCAGGTGTTCCGACTAAATCCGTATCCCCATAAGGTGAAGAACTATAAATTGTACCCCATCCTATTGTATTATTCGTTTTGCCTTTACCCCAATCAATGGTGTTGTTCACCGCTGCTTGTCCCCATCCTATTGTGTTTGCCATATCTTATCTTGTTATATATACCAACCAGTATAATTATTCATTGAATCAGGTGAAATTTCGTTGTTTGAATTTGTATAGTATTCCGGAAATAACGCATTGTTAAAACTCATATAATCAATGAATCTTTCTGTGTAATTCTGCGCAATACTTCTTTCCTTTTCGATAAGAAAATCTACTTCATTCTTTTCTACGTTAACGCTATTTTCGCTGCTATGTTTATACACTCCTTTATTAGCTATTGTGTACGCAGCAAATGGCATATATTCAACCATTGCCCAATGTATTAACATCGGCTTTAAATAAGTAGTTGTAAGAGACAAATAATTGCCACTCAAAGTATTCGCTATGATATCAGCTTTAATCTTTTCAAGTAGCTTTGTACCGCAGTAATTCTGCATATGAATGTCCTGTGCGATTTTCACAAACGAAATAAATTTGTCTACATCGACATTTCCATTTATCGCAGTATATCTTACGATGTCTTCTCGGGTTATTAGTAATGCTTCTGCCATTATTGAAATCTTTTATTAGTTGGTAAAAATCCATTGTATGGCATATCTATAGGCTTCATTGCAACCTCTCTTGGATTTCTAATTCTATAACCCGCCTTTTCTGCTTTTGCTACAGATACTTGTTTAGCATTGGGAGACAAAGGGTCAATTCCTGAATTTGCACCAAGTGCTACAAAAGTTTGTCTAATCCATTTGTGGTGACAATCTCCGCCGCCTTTGTATAACCAAATAGAATAAGTATCAGCACCTTCAGGACCCCAACCTTTGTTAACTGCCGTGCTGCTCATTCTTAATATATCCTCTTTTCTGTAAACTTTTTTAGCATTTACCATTGACTTACAGAAATCTCTACTATTAGCAGACAATCCCTCGCTATATTTGTAGCGTGTAATGAATTTAAAATCATTTACAACATCATCTTGTTCACTTTTTGAACGAGGAAATGCAGTTCCAGTGCTTACAAAGTTGTATATTTTAGAAAGTAAAGAAGGTGTTTTTTTATTTATGCTTTCAATTTCATTATCCAACTCATCTTCGGAATCGTAATCAACTTCCGTTTCATCTATAAGCATCCAATTTTCCGGCACATCTTCTCCAAATGCTGATAGGTCTAATTCATCAATTGAACTTAAACTAAATGCGCTATCATCTTTCAAATTACCACCACCCTCTTCCGGTGCTAAACCAACCAATGCACGAATTTCGTTTGGAGTCATTGATTCAAGAACTTTATTTGCAACCAATGGAGAAAGTGAGTTAATGCCCTCAATTACTTTACTACCTTCGTTATTAGTTAAGTCACCCTCCGAATCTAATGGGTTTAAGTCTTCAAATTGTAGGTTTAAACTAATTCCGTTAAACGCTAAAATGTCATCGAATGCCTCAAGTATTTCATTTTGCATTGGTGTAATTACCATATTTGTAAATAGGATAATCGAGTTGCGTAATTCATCAGCATTTGAACCAAATCCGTTTGAAGTTGCTACACCAAAAATAAGTGGAGAAGTTACATTGTGACCAAGCATTATTTTACGCAAACATTCCTCACTTAAAAATGAATAATGTTCCGGTGCATTATCTACAGGAATTGATTCTATTGTAGTAGCACTTTCTGCATTACGATTAAATGCAACAATTACTGGATTTCCTTGCGCTCCGGTAAGTTTAGCAGTTATTTTAGATGCTATTTGTTCTTGCTGCTCTTCTGTAGGTATTCCATTTGAAAAATTTAATAACACTTTTCCGCTAAAACTACGTTGAACATCGTTTATCAAGTAATCAGCTATTTCTTCCTCCAACATCGCATACGGCAAACTACCTTGATAGTCAGGATAGCTATAATATTTCATTCCAACTGCATAAGGCTTTGAAAATAATATTTCCACCTTATCTTTTGACGTGCCAAATGCTGAATATCTTTGCGGCTTAAATTTCTTTACATCTGTCCAATCATCAGAATAGTAATAACCAACAATATTTCCTTCTTCATCGCACTTTTCTGCACGAATTAAATTAGTAGGAATGTGATAAGCCTTAAGAATTTTGGAATGGTCTTCAGAATAATGCACTTGAATCGCAAATTGTCCAAGCATTTTTCTATCCATACAGATTTTACGCACACAATCTTTGTTGAATAAAGCCATCATTTGTGCGTATTCGTTTGGCTTTTTAGACGCATCTAACGCACTTAAACCTCTTCCGTATATAAGTCGTGAAATATTGTTTATAATAGCGTTATTCGTTGTGCTATTCGTATATCTATCTATAAGGAATTGATAGTAATTGTTATCCTCGCCGTATTCCACCCACGCATCCCTTTTAGATTCTTGAATAGTAGGTGTTGAATACGCTGCTAAATTTAATATGTGTACGTTATTACTCATAAACTATGAATTCGTTTGTTGTTGTGTTGCTTGTATATTGTGCATTGTTTACAGAAAATGTAGATGTACTTTGGTCTGTACAGAATATCTTATCTCTAAAAACTATATCTGAATTATTCTTTATTTCGATTGTATAAAAATGATTTTCTTTAAGGTTAAAAACACCTCTTAATTGAATGTAATAACCAAAATCAGAAATTACATAACCAGTTATTTCAGTCGTTACATTTGTTTGCTCATCCGTAACGTATACATTGGTGAAAGTTGTACTTCTTGGAATGAAGAAAACTTGTTGCG